TGGTGGATCAACAAACTTAACTTTAAATAATTTATGTAGTGGTAATTATTTGTTTAATTTAGTGGATGCTGCTGGTTGTACATACAACGGGTCGGCAACATTATTAAATCCTCCGCCTTTACAAGCCCCATTATTTAATAATATAGATCCAACTTGTTTTGGTTATTGTGATGGAACATCAACTGTTAACCCAATTGATGGAGTTTCTCCTTATACATATCTTTGGGGTAACGGTCAAACTACACAAACTTCAACAGGTCTATGTTCAGGTCAACAAACTGTAACGGTTTATGACCAATATAACTGCCCCGCACAAGGAACAACCACTTTAGTTAATCCCCCAATGGTTACAATCAATACAATTACAGGTTTAGATACTGTTTGTTATAATTCTATATCAAATTTATACAATGTTTCAAGTGTTTTTGCCAATCTTGGATATGTTTGGACTAACACAATAGGAAATATCACGTCAGGACAAGGTACAAGTCAAATAAGTTTAGATGTTACTGGTGTAAATGGAGGTCTTTATAACAATACACTATCAGTTATTGGAGTAAATCAACTTGGGTGTCAGTCATTGCCTGAAACTTTTAATCTTGTTGTGTTAAATATTATTCCTTCAATCACACAAGTTGGTCCATTTTGTGAATACGACAACTGTATTAATCTAATCGGAACTCCACAAGGTGGAATTTTTAATGGATTAAATGTTTGGGGTGAACAATACTGTCCAAATAATGGATTTATTGGTATTGATGTTGTAAATTACAACTATGTTCAGTCAGGATGTTTGTTTAATACATCAATAAATGTGCAAGTATATCCAAGACCTTTAATTACAACAGTGGTTAATGGTGTTTTTGATGAAAATAGTGTATATCATGAGATATGTGAGGGTGACACTATTAGTGATATTTTTGATGTTTTGTCTACAAGTGGTGGATATAACGAATGGTATGTTTTCGGAGACACTATATTAAGTCAAAATTTAAATATTACTTGGGATCAAGATGGAATATTTCAATTTCAAGTGGTGAGATGGGACAATGGTTGTGCTTCTAATCCTGAAAGTTTTTTTGTAACCTTAGAATTATGTCCAAATGAAATATTTTACATACCGAATGCGTTCACACCTAATGGTGATGAAAGAAATAATACGTTTAGACCAATTATTACAAGTGGTGTGGATATATATAACTATAGCTTTGTAATTTACAATCGCTGGGGTCAGATTATATGGGAATCTTATAATCCAAATATAGGTTGGGATGGAATTTACGATAATGTTATTTGCCAAAATGGTGTTTATAATTGGAAATTAAAGTTTAAAACACCTAAAGTTGATAATATTAAAGAGTTTTTTGGTAACCTAACAATTATTAGATAGAATATTTTTTTATTTATAACTTTATTACTATATTTGTAAAATGAATAGTGATAGTATAGAAAATATTATTGATAAAAAAATAATGACTCGTTTTGAAGAGGGTCATATTATAAGTTTTGTTAAGAATGAGCTTATTGAAAAGATGGACACTTTTTCTAACGCCATTAAAAATAACAACGAAAATGCTGATATATTAAAATTGCTTTTAATGCCATCTGAAAATATAGTCCCTTTAAAAACCAGATATCAAGTAATTTATATTAATCACTGTATTCAAAGAATTAAAGATTTAGATTGGATTGTTAATAATAGAAATATTTTTCCAAAACTTAATCGTTCTCAATTATTTAAATTATTAAAGCTTAAAGAAAAACTTTCACTAAAAAAATCAATTCCCTCTTAATTTATTTTGTAGATTAGTTATTTTTATTTATATTTGTAATATGAAAATCACTACAGAAAATAAAGCAATCCTTTGGTCAATTCTTGAGAAATATGATGGTATTTCAGAATATAAAAAATTCTGTGATGCTCTTTCTAGATTCATTCAAGGTACAATAAGTAACACAGATATTCTTGTTGTTTATCAAAACCTATTAAAAATTGATATGATTGATAAGAAAAAAATTGACTCTACAATTGGTTCCGAAATTGATTCTTGTTTATTCTCTATCTAAAAATTAAATAAAAAATTTTATTTTTTTATCCATTCTTTGAATTTAATAATAGATTCCTGTAGGGTCTCAACAAAACTAAAGTCTTTTAAGAACTCACCAAATTCTGCGACATACTCTTCTTTCGATTCGTCATTGGCATTTTTAAGATATTGCCAGTTGAATGAAAGTTGACTAGGAGTTTTAAAACCAAAAAAGGATAATACATCTTTTTCAAGTTTAACCGCTTCTTGTCCATTCCAGTTATGACCAACTGCAATAACCCCAACTTCTTTATCTTTAAGTAAATTTGATTCACCTAATGTTGTGTGTCTATTTTCTAACCAAGTAAGTCTTTCAATTAGTGATGTATAGATGGCATTCATTTTACCCCAACGAATTGATCCAAAGAATATTATTATATCGGATTCAAAAATAGCGTTAGCTACTTTATACATTTCATCTGATTTATTGTTAAGAGCTGCCCAACATCTTATTTGTCCAGTTGGATTCTTTTCTTTATCATTTAATTTAGCATCTTTCAATCCACAAGTATTTCCTCTTTTAGTTGAAACATTACCTTCACAAGGAAATATTTTAAGTTTTGATACATTAATTATTTGACATCTATCATTGCCTAATTTTTTTAGAATTTCCTCGGCAATTATTGAAGATTTGGGTAATTCTTTATCACCTTCCCATCTATTAGATGTAGTTAAAAAAAGAATCTTTTTTTTTTGATTTTTCTTTAAGTAATTATATAGTTTCTTTAATTCATTCATCACGAAAGTATATATTAAACTTTATTATGTAACTATGGAATAATTTGATTATATTTTAGTTAATCATATTATTGTCAACTCTATCTTTTAATTTCTGAATTGCTCTTGTTAACTCACCAGCAACTTGAATAACAACTGGATGATTAAATCCAGAAAGGCTATTTGCTATATTACTAATATTTCTAACTTCTGATTCTATTCCTTTTAGTTCAGTTTCTAAATCAAAATAAATTTTACTTTTATTGGATTCTACAATTTCATTCATTTTAGATTCTAACTTAGATTCCAATTCTTTAACATTTTTGAATCCTATTTCTAACTCTTTCTCTCTTTTAGAAAGATCATTTAAATCAGAATCAATTTTAATTTGAAGTTCTGTATATTTAGAATCATATTCTTTAGCGGATGAAAGAGCGGTTCTATCAAGATTTCTTTCTCTTTCATTTAGTTCTTGAAACTTATCTTGTATATCTAATTCTTTTTCAGTTGTAGTTCTTACTCTCGACCTCAAATCATCTTCTTTATTTTCTAAACTTTTAATGTCTATTTTGTGTTCATTTTCTTTCTTTTCAAGTCTTTTAATTCTGATTTCAAGTTCATCCTCTTTATCCTTAATTCTTATATCTCTTGATTCTAAGTCTGTTTCTCTTCTATCTAAATCTCTTTTAAAAGTATTTAACTCAGATTCTCTTCTTTCAACGTCTCTGATTAAAGTAGGATTTATAGAAGACTCAGATTTTTGTTGAATTGAAGACATTATCATATCTTCAAAGAATGGAATTAACTTCTTGCCAAGTTGTGACGGTTGTGGCATTTTTTCAACCCTCATAAATGTCAATAATTCGGCTTTCCAGTCTATTGGATCGAATAGTTGTGGATTGGCTTCTACTATATCTCTATCAATAGGAATATTATCACCTTTTAGCTTATATAAATATTCTTCAATTATTGTACCTGATTTTATTAAAAAAATCTTCTTATCTGGTGTTGTATATTGATAATCAGATAGAAGTTTGTGTTTAATTTTCATGTTTTTGAAAATGATTTTTTTTTATATATTAAAAATGTTTGTTTTGTTTTAATTATATTTATTGGTATATATTTAAATATTTTTAAAGATATTATAAACTTAATAAATTTCAATTATAAAATAATAAATAATAAAATGTTAATTAGAAAAGGTGATAAATTTTTGTGCACTGAAGATGTAAATAATGTCTTCGGTTTTCCTCTTTTTGAGAAAAATAAAGAATATAAAGTACTTTGTGTAAATAATGAAAAAATTAAAATTTATATCACACTTAATCATATTCTTTATTCAAATGAGTATATTGAACATGATTTAGAATGGATATCAAAAAGATTTAAAAAAATATCATAAATGAAATTAAATAAAATACATCAAGGTGACTCTTTAGAGTTACTGAAACAACTACCAGACAGCTCTGTTGATTTAGTTATAACATCACCACCATATGCTGATTTGAAAACATATATTGATTTCAAAGGCATATTGGCAGATGATTATGTAAACTGGTTTATTCCTTATTGTAAAGAGATTCATCGAGTTCTTAAACCAACTGGATCATTCATCTTGAATATTAATGATAAAGTAGAAAATGGATTCAGACACCCTTATGTTTTTGATTTAATATCGGAAATTCATAAGAAAACAGAATTAAAAATGTTTGAAAGATTATTCTGGAATAAATTAAAAGGTTTACCTAACAGAGCCAGATTTGGTGATAGAGTAGAATACTTATTTTGGTTTGCTAAAGAAAAAGGATTCAAGTTTAATCTTGATGAAATGAGAACTCCATATGCTGAAAAATCTATTCAAAGAATGAAAAATCCTCTTAAAAAAAGATTTGCTAGAAATGAAGAAAATCAAGTGGCAAATGATTACAAAGATTGGAGTCCTAATCCAAAGGGAGCTTTACCAACTACATTAATAAATATTTCATCTGAATCAAAAAGAATTGCTGATAATCATGTTGCTGTTTTTCCTGTTGATCTTGTCGAGTATTTTATTAAAGGTGCTACAGATAAAGGTGATTTAGTATTAGACATATTTATGGGAACTGGTACGACTGCTGTGGCTGCTAAGAAGTTAGGTAGAAATTATATGGGATTTGAATTACAACAAGATTATATCGATGTTTCAAATATTAGAATAGGTTAGTATGTTAAGAATAACTAAAAATATGGGTAAGATGTCTTCTATGAAAAAAGGAGAATTCATCATAGATAGTTTTCTTATTATACCGGGGATTACACAATATAAAAATATCTACACAAGTGGAAACTATTTATTTTTTGACCAAGGTGACTATAAACAATCCATATCAATTGAGTTTATAAATGAAGGTGAGTTAGATAGATTCTTTACTATGTTAATGAGAGAAATAAAATTAAATCAGCTGATAAATGTTGAGACAAAAAATACTAAGTAGATTAAGTGAAAGTTTATTGTAAAAGAACTTATTTTGAAAGAAATGTTAATACTTTTCTTGTAAATGGTAAAGAATATGGTCAAAATTATGTTAAATGGGCTTGTGGTAAGATATATGAATGTCATGAACCAAAAGACTATGAGAAGACCGTCACTTATTTAATAATAAAGTCTGAAGTAGAAGAATCTTTTTGGTATCCGGTAAGTAAAAAAAGTTTTAATAAACATTTTGAAACTTTAGAACATTTTCGTAATAAGAACATAGAACAAATTTTAAAAAATGATTAAAGAAATACCAAATTATTTAACTGAACATGAATGTAGTATGTTGATTGGATTAGGAGAGTCTGGTCAGTTAGATGCTGCTCGTGTATCTAATCATAAGTTGGCTTATAGAAAAGCCAGAGTCACTTGGTTAAAAACACAATCACCTTTAGTTGACAAAATTAAAAGTGATGTTGCTGAATTAACAGGATATCCAGTTGAAAATCAAGAAGATTTTCACTTTGTTAAATATAATACTGATGGAGAATACAAAGTACACACTGATGGCAAGGATAGACCAAAAACTGCTTTAGTTTATTTAAATGATGGATTTGTTGGTGGTGAGACTGAGTTTCCAAAATTGAATGCTTTAATAAAACCAGAAACTGGAAAGTTAGTAATTT